GTCCTTAGACTCCACGCCAAGCTTACCCTTGCTGTTGGTGATTGTACGCCTGCAAGTCAACTGCGCTGTCAAGTCCTCATCCTCTGGCAATATGATCTCGGCATCCTCAATCTTCTTTGCCATCCCATACCACATCTCAGCCGATCTATTGGTGTAGGCGTTGTTGTCGTATGCCGTAGCCCCAAAGTTCACGCGATTGACTACCCAACCAGACTCGGCCAAGGCATCGCACATAACCATACCCATCCCACTCGCGTCAGCGTAAATGTTGCTGGCCTCCAGCCCAGCCTTCTTGAACTCGACTATAAACCTGCCTACGGCTGCCATCGTGTCTTTCTCACGCCAAGCAATCATAGGCAGAATCTTGTTGCCGTCACTTATGCAGATCACATTCTGATCGCCACCCGCAGCAAAGTCTACGCCAGCTATGCGTACACCTGGCTTGAATCTTGGTGGCGTGTTGTGGCAGTTCTGTAGCTGGGTGAGGTTGATAACTAGGCTTTCTAGCCCTATGTCAACAAACTCGCCGTAGATCATAGATCGAGTAAGCGGATGCTTCTCGCCGTACCGCTGGATTACCTCATCAATCTGAGTCTGCGTTATGTGGGGGCAGTCAAACGCTGTGACTGCATGCTTTGACCACATATTCGCTTCCTTGGTGAACGCACGATAGAACGCACCGCTAGTCCCGCCTGGGCTGGATGCAATTAGCAAGCGGGTTGGTTGACATCGGCTGATGGCCTCGAACAACGGGTCGGCTACGGTCTTGGCTTCGTCCACTACCATCAGCAATGGATGGTATTCGTGGTCCTCTGCGTGCCAGCCTTCAGCGCGCCCAGGGTCAGTCGCTGAGTAGCCTATAATGCGTGATGTGTTGCCGTTGGGGTGGAGGTAGCGGATCTCGCCAGATGTGACCTCCCACGCACCGCCAAGCTTGGCAATGTGATTGCGCAGGCTAGGCCAGAGTTGGCTTTCAACTTGGCGGAAAACGCCTGCCGTGGTTACGGCGATTGAGCGCGGGTAAACGAGCGCGTGCCATATTAAAATAGCCGAAATGACGGTGCTGGTCTTGCCAGAGCCGTTGGCTGCACGCAGGGCTACGCGACAGTCTCTAGGCTCTAAATCGCGTAATACCTTGCGTTGCCAGTCATACAGATTGATGCCAAGGACGTTAGAGGCGAATGCAGATGGTTTAGAGAGGTCTTCGAGTATCTCTTCTTGACTACGCTTGGGAGGCTTTGGCATAGGTGTAGGTTAAGACCTCTTTTTGTTTTGAGCCACAATAATTTGGGGGGGTATATGCGTATTAAATGGGGGCTGGGGGGTTGGCGGGTGGCGTGGTGGTGGTCGGATACTTTGCAAGGGACTCTGCTCTAGGCTTTCTTCGTCTCATTTGCTTGTGACGAGGCTTAGGAGTTTTTGCTTGTGCATCTTGTTGTTGCTCAACAGAGTTGGTCTTGTTGATACAATACTTATTATTCGACAAATGGTTTTCTGGTTTGGTAGCAACTGGTTGTATATCAATGTAGTTATGACTGCTTTCAATTTGTCGCTTTTCAGGAGTCGCTGTGATTTTCTTTCTGCCCGCGATGCCCGCGAGAAGCTGCGCTAGGTTGCCGCCTATATTGTGCGTCACGTCCTGCGCAACCTGCAGGCGGGCAGAGGGTTGCGCGTATCCGTGCGTTCTCTCCAGTATCCAGGCTCGCGCCTGCCAACTCTTTTCCCCTGCTAGTTCCACGCTGCGAAGCAGTCCCATCTCATGTTCACGCCTAGCCTTTTTTACAAGCCTTCCGAAGTCTTGGCGTTTACTTATCCACCCTTGCGCAGTGCTAGGGTTTATTCCTATATACTCTGCCGCGCGTTCTAAAGTAAACCCCGCGCGCACCGCATCTATTATCTTCGCGCCTAGTTTTTCATCGTATTGTGTCGGCCTACCATTCTTCGCCTTTTCAATAGGCAGTTCAATTGGCGCGGATGGAGTCCCGCATTGTGCATCCATAAGTTTTACTTCTACCACACTTTGACTGAAATAAAAACTATTGACCTATCCAAGCGGATGGCATAGCTTGTCGATATGCAAACGAAACACACAACAGAAAACACCGAATCCAGCGCGGTCAAAGCCGTTGGAAAAACTATTTATGACAATCTAGATTCTCAGAATCGTCAATTCCTTTGGAATCTTTTTGAGGATGGTTCTGCGATGACTCGCGAAATTACTCGCCATTCACGTCGCGCAGGCAGCGCGGTTGAAACTTACCGCGAGATTCACGCCGCAGGCTCAGAGATGGCGCGTTTAATCGCGCTTAAGGTGGAGAGTGCAAAATGATTGACCTATCAATCGCAATCCTATTCCTCTCGCCATGCGTTCTATTCATGGCGATTGGGTACTTCGGTAAAAACTAAGCAAAAGAAAGGAAACTATAATATGATGACATTCGAACACGCTACAACTTCAACGGGTGGAGGATTCTCCCGCCCTTCTAAAATGCCTTGCCCTGCTTATTCTATTCCCGCGAGCCTTTGCAAGGTAGGCGGGAAACTGCGCAAAGTTGAAGGCTCAGTCTGCAGCAAGTGCTACGCGATGAAAGGGAATTACAATTACCCCGCCGTGCGCAATGCATTGGCTCGCCGTTTGCGTTCCCTACGCCGTTCCGATTGGGTGGATAGTATGGTTTACCTAATCGAAGCGGAAGGCAATGCGTTTTTCAGATGGCATGATTCTGGAGATATTCAGAATCAAAATCATCTTAAAAAAATAGTCGAAGTATGCGAGCGCACCCCAAACGTGCGCCATTGGCTGCCCACAAGAGAAGCGGGCATTCTTCAATCATTCATAAATAACGGCGGGAAAGTGCCTGAGAATCTTACCATTCGCCTAAGTGCGCATATGATTGACGGCGTTGCGCCGTTGCCATTAGCTCGCCGTTTAGGTGTTCAGGTTTCAACTGTAGTAACAAGCGGTAAAACATGCCCATCCGCAGAGCAGGGTAACAAGTGCCTAACTTGCCGTGCGTGTTGGGATAAAAATAAGGAGATAGTAGCATATGGAAAACATTAAAGGAAAGTTTGGGAATAAAGAATTCAAAATCTGGAAGGATTCAAAAATTGAACTTTATTTTTGGGCATGGGGAATCTATGGCGGCCAAATGGCAAGCCTGGCGAGATGTTGGGAAAGTATACGCTGCGCGGCTAGCGTTTGGGAGAAGGATAGCGCAGGCAATTGGCGGCATTCAAGTGAGGCCATAACATCATGACATCCTACGCCGTATACAATTCAATCGGACAATTCCAGGCACGCTTTTTGACCTGGAGGAGAGCGCTGCGTTGGGCAATTCGCGAAGGTATGGAATGGACCGCAATAATAAGAAAGGAGGTTCAATAATGAATTCCCCACAAGTTTACGCCCTAGGGCTGCTACATGGCGGGCTGCTGCTCGCGTTTGTATGGCTAGTGTGGCCTAAGAATCGGAAAAAGTAGTTTTCCCTCGTCTCCCATCGTAATGGATGGGAGGAGAGGTCAAACCCTATCGGGATGGCCTACAAACGGCAGCGCAGTCTTTATTGATTGCGCGAATGAAAGAAAGAAAGAGGATATGAAAAAACAAACTAAAGAAGAAAAGAACCATTACAAAGCGTATATGATAGGCGCGAATGCTGCAAATCTATGCTTTGACAAGACAAGGAAAGAGTTTGGCGCAATTGATCCAGTAAACATTCACGGGTTCGTGTCTGGATACTTGCAAACCATTGCCAACTTTTCCCCAAATCGGAAGAGCTACAAACTTTTGATGCAATACTCGCAGCCGTTCTTTAATAAATAACAACCCCGCCCAGGGTTCAAACCCCAACGGCTTTTCGCGCTTGCTAATAAACGGCAGCGCAGCGTATAAGGAACGTACAAAAATATGACTGAAAACGAAATTATCAAAGCCTACCTTTCGCGCCTGGGTAAGAAAGGCGGGAGCGTCAAAGGATCTTGCAAGGCTCGCAAGCTTTCGCGGGAGCATTATGCCAAGGTTAGTAAGGCTCAACGGGAGCGTTGGCAAAAGTGGCGGACCGAAAACGGTAGGCCAGCTATAAAACGGCAGCGTAGCCTTTCGCGGGAGCGTTAGCTCCATAAGGACGCTATAAGGACGCTATAAGGACGCTATAAAGACAAGAGGCTAGGTTTTTATGCCTAGCCTCAAGACCGTCTTCCCTTTGGGTACTGGCGGGTGGTAAAACGGTAGCCTAGCGTCCAATCCTGCAACAGCAAGCTCGGTTTCCTAGCTCCTCAACCTTAAATTTGACTACTGGAAGGTCTCGGGCATCAGCCTTGCTGCAAAGACGCTTAGAAACGGCATTTCCGCTCGATTGCGAACGTTTTAGAGCCTTATTTTTGGCTACCTTTGGCATATTACCAGTTCTTGCACGACCAATACCGCGCTGTCAGCTTGCTCGGTGGCTTGCTGTCACACCCATGCCTAGCTCTAAAGCTTCTGCGCCTATCTGGATTACTCTTCTTGATGGTCATCTTGGGGTCTCCGTAGCGGATAACCTTGCTTTGCCCATCCTTACATGCGCGAACTACAAATTTTCGCGCCTCGCCAGGTGTACGCCTCGGACTATTGCAAGGCAGTTCTCTAGGATTCAAGGTCATCTACCTCATCTTGGTCCCAAACGTCAGGAATCGAGTCCTGGAGCGATTGTAGTGCCTTCTGGTGGCTTTCAAAGAAGCCTGACAGCCTCTTGACCTGCTCAGTAAGGCTATTCCATTGTACTTCGAAGACTTCATAGGAGCAGTTGGCATTCATATCATCAACCAATTGCCCTAACAAGCGTAAAACGCCATGCAGCTGTGCATTCTCACGTTGAAGCAGGGCAATGAACTTGTGCGCTACCTTCAACTGCTCTCTATCTTGGTTCAAACCCACCCTTCTTGGCCTTCATCATACGCCATACTTTAGGCTGGATGGTGCTTTTAGACTTAGGACGGCTAGTGCCAGCCTTGCGACGGGCGTTAATGTTGGCGTATAAACCTGGCTTACTGTTGTTCATTTCACGATTGTACCACACCCACCACCTGATAACCAACTTCGTTCCTCAGCAGGTGCGAACGTGTGCGAGCCAGCCCAGCCCTGCCAGCCCTGTTTGTTCATTTGGGAGAACGCTACGGAAATAGCGTAGCGTAGTAGGGACAGGACGGACTAAGGAGTCCTGTTCCTACTTTTCCTTCGCGAATTATTCCTTATATATATAAGGAGTCTGACTGCTCAATAAATGATAGTGGGTTGAAAGTGGATTAGAAAGTGGTCTGATTGGCAATATATAAGCCACTGTCAGACAATATCTTGTTAGCTTTATGAAGACGTTTAAGATAACGATAAAATGTGCTTTCCGATACTTCCAACTTTTCAATGATATGGCGGCATAAATCACCCGCTTGCCACTGCTTGCTACCCATCTCGGTTAAGAACCTTTTATCGTCAACAGCCTTGTGTGCGCCTGGTTTCTTTAGCTTATCTGGATTGAGCGCAAAGTTGGCTTGGAACAGCGGGTAATGCCACTGAACGACAAAGCTATCTACTGGCGGGAAGTTACGCAGTGTGATGTCACAAGTGTAAGTCTTCTCATCCTCCTCGTGGGCAGTCAGAACGACCAAGGTATCTGGATTACGGGCAAACACGCCCGACCCACTGAAGCGGTCAATCGACTCTGCACCCGACTTGTTACCCTTGCTGAAGTGATGGCTTAGTATGATCGACAAGTTGTGGCGTGTGGCTAGGTACTCAAATTCATTCATCAGTGATGACATATCACCCGCGCTGTTCTCATCCCTCTCGCCCATCAGCATATAGTTTGGGTCAAGGATGATCGCTTGGTATCCCTTGCCTTCAATCTGCTTCTCGATCATAGGGCGGATGAGAGTCAAGTCGGCAGCGTGGCCTCGGAGCGTCCACACATCAAAGTCATCGGCCTTGTCTTCTAGCCCTTTGGCTTTGATAACATCGGCCAACCGATTGCGGAACGACCATTCTTGGATCTCGAAATTGATAAACAACACCCGCGACATCTTGCACTGCTGCCCCCACCAAGGCACGCCAGCGTGTAACGAAAGGGCTAGGTCAATTAGACTCCAACTCTTAAACGCCTTGCTTCCTCCGCCCAGCAACATCTTCCCACCTCGGTGCAGCATTCCATCAATTAACGTCTCTGGTGCAGGCAGGTCTTCCTTAACAAGTTGTGCATAAGATTTGATCGGCGGCCACTCGTCTGTCTTCGGTTTGATACCAAGTGCTACTGCTGGTTCTATCATTTTCCTCCTTTACAAAACCATAATAGGCTTTGCATTTTGTCTTCTCTCTTTGCCCCAGGAATCCTAACGGGTTGACTGGGTTTGAACGTTGCAGGATCGCATCCTAACGGAATAAGAAAAGCTTTTAACTGTTCCACCCATTCGTTCTTAGGTGGCATCTCAAACCAACCATGCAAGCTCTTTCCGCCAGTATTAACAACAGCGTGTAGTTTCATGCTGAATAAATCACGCATCAATTGGAACACCGCGCCCATCTGTGGCTTGGTTAGAACATCCGATTCGACAACCAAGAATATCCTATCCTCAACCGTATCGTTGGACCTACTGACTGTGCCTTGCTTGTAGGTCGCGCCAGTTGTGTACTTCCCAATCGGCTCATCCAGCTTCTTCCAATCGTAAGCGGTACGGAAGTTCTGTGGATGCTTCCCGCTATCCGTCACATTACCTATCCAAATATTATCGACAGCGTTGAACAGCGACAGGAACAAGTGATAGTCCTGCGCTGGATCGTCCAGTTTGGTCGGACTTTCCTCAAACATATCCGCCGTCTCCCAATTGTAGTGAGTCAAGTATCTTTGCTTGTTCGATTCAGCAATCGTTTTGATCCTATCCAGCACCTCGGAGTGCGGATCTTTCTTGATGATTAACTTGGGCGTGGCTGTACCACCCGACATAATGTTGACTGGTTTGTAAAGCACATCGCTGGATATAGCTCGGCGTAACTTGCGGTTAGCCTCATCACGATACGGCGTGCAGGAAGTATGCCAGCAGAAGATAGTCGGCGCACCATCTACGAACACCGTTGTATCGCGGATGCGAGTGTGGCTGGTATGAGCAGCTTCACCTGGACACTTGCACAGCCCGTGGTTCTCGGACTGCCAATCCACTTGGCCTACGATCTCTTCAGCCTGCCGTTGTGCTGTTGTCATAGAAATTCAATCGGGATCTTGGTGTATTCGGTATAATCATGGATGCAAGCTTTACTTATTGAAACCCTTGATTGAGTTCCAAACCTATCGAAGGGAACAATCAATTTGAATGCAACACCCAAGTCTTGATTAAGCCCGACGAGAAACCAATAATCAGATGGAAACGTATCTGGATCGGACGTTGCCTTAAATCCGTAGCAATTTTGTTTGGATGAGAACGTGGCAGTCTTTATGTGGAATCCTCTAAATGTTCCATCATTCATTGCGACTATCCGATCTATCTTTGTGTGCGGATTGATTGACCTCCACGCATTCAATCCATTGCTGATTGCCCATATATCAAACTGCAACTCACCTATCTCGCCGACCTTGTGCGAGTAGTGCATCGCATCAATTTGCAATGCTGTCGTGCTTAATGTTTCTGTTTCGGCTGCAAAGCCAAACAGATACTGTTCTGGCTCTTCAGCCAAGCCACTAAACATCTTTATCTCTTCACTCATAAAATTCAAACTGGCTCTGATTCAAGGGGTAGACACACTGAGGAAACGCCCGATGCAAGATCTCCTTGCATACCACAACGCCAGTTAGTTATTTGCTTTCTAGTTCTATTGCTTTTTTAGATGCCTCAACAATATCCTGCGCTGTTATATTCCGCAGGGCGTTACACCAGTACTGAGTTTTCGGGGTGCGATTGCTCGCATCCTTACACTTCGCCTGTGGCAACCCAGCGTGCGGACGGCAAGGCGCGTGCGGGCAAGTATCGGGCTTGAATATCGATACGTTCTTAGGGTAGTATGTCATGCGATCCGCTGGATCGTACGAACCCCACAGCGAAACACACGGCGTATCCAACCCAGCGGCCATATGGTTAACACTGCTATCGGGCGCGACAACGAAGTCAGCCCCGCTAATAATCGGGAACAGCGAGCGCACAGCTTTAGTGCAGTTGAATAGGTCAATCACTCGCGGATGATCCACCTTGAAGTTGTTTGAGTTATCCAGCCCAATAATAACAGCGTGATGTTTGGGGTAGGCTTCTAGCAACGCCAGCACCGCCTCCTGCCCCATCGTTGGCGGGTAGGTGCGGGTCGGACCAGAACTGCTAACGTGGTAAGCAAAGAACGGACTAGGCAACGGCCACTTGCCCATCGCCTTCAACTCTTCGTGGTCTGGCTCGATGAGATGTAGAACTGGCTTACAATATTTTGCCATCGTCTTCTCATCCCACACACCCATCCACTCGTAGATCCGCTGGTAGCAGTTGCCAGGACCAGTGCCTAGCTTCGTGTTGCCAACCTGCCCGCTGAACAAATCGTCAGTAGGTAGGTGTGCGTCAAAAGAATCCCACGCTTCCAACGATGCAGGCAACGGCCACAGCTTTGCACCCAGCCCAGCGTAGAGAGGCAAGTTGCGAGCAGGAGCGTATACCTCGACAACCCCGCCCGACTCTTGCACCAAGTAGTTGACGAAGGCAGTAGCGATGATCGCGTCACCGATTGCACCAGCGCGGTACACGGCTGTTGCTCCACCAGCAGCGCGCCCTTTGTAGTAAGGCTTGATCTTGTGCGGGCAAGGGATTGAATCGTCCCAGGTTGGTCCAGTTAGCTCATCGGGCAGCACATAGGTAGTGCGTGGATAGAGCATATTGTCATCGACTTTGTGAATTGCGTTTGTGTTATTTGTCCATAGTTTCATTTGTTATCCTCCATTATTTTGTTGATACATCTGATGATTTCTGCCGCGACTTGCGGGACGATGGCGTTGCCCAATCCTTTAAGTCGGTGTGACCTGTTGGGTATCCCATTAGCCACTCGACCCGCGTTGGGTTCAGCGAGCCAGATTGCTTCTCCTGATTGTCCGTATGTTGTACCGCCACATCCAAAGTATCCATCGACACTTTCCCGTTCCGCATCCTCCCGCCTATGTACCCGCCCTTCCCGTCCCTGCTTGAAGGAGTCGGCCACATTCTCACGGCTGTCTGAAGAGTTGCTCCCCATCTCGTTCCGTTGGCTGATGTCCTCGTCTTTCCGTCCTCGGACACAGCCCCACTCCTTGCTCCTGTGTGCGCTCCTCTCGGACAGGCTGACGGAGTCGGCCACATCTGAGGATGCACAACTTGCTCCCGAAGATTCCCACTCCTTGACCTTCCCTCTCTGTTCTTCTGATTGGTCGAGCAATCCTCCGCTTGTCTTGGAGGCAGTGAGTCCATCGAGTTTGGAGTGGCCCACAATCCAAACCCTGTCTCTTCTGTG